TCACTCATTTTCATCATCTCCTAATTGTTTAAATTTTTCTAATATCACTTGGGCATCGCTTATATCCTGTTGCTGAGTTTTTTTATCTCCACCGTTTGTTAGCAAATAGATAATATCCTCAATTTTTGCGTAATAAATTCTATACCCCTTGCCGGTATCTATCCGCATTTCATAAATTCCGCCGGTATTTGCCAATAGCTTATGATCGCCAAAGTTCCCATTTTTTGCTCTTTCAATCCGCTTAATCACCATAATCCTAGCAATAGGATCTTTTATATTCTTCAACCATTGCTTAAAAATTGATGTCTGTTTTATTGAGTACATTAAGTTCTCCTTATGAATATGTCTATTGTAATGTTTTCATTACAAAAAACAAGTTAACTTATCTCATGATTTATAAAAACATTTATACATGAAATTAAATTAGGAAAAATAGGAAAAATAGGAATTTTTTTAATGAATACATTAAAAATCAATCATTTAATAAAATTGACTGTTCCTATTTTTTCCTATTTTTTCCTATTTTGTTCCTATTTTTTAGGAATTTTGTTCCTATTTTTATCCTAAAAATAGGAATGGCACAGGAAATAAAATTTAAATTTAACTAAAAAGGTTGAATTTTATTACTTTTTAAGGTATCTTTTAAATAAGATACAAACATGGCTACACACTAGGAGAATATATTATGGCTCTTACAGAATTTGGCAAAATAGTTCGTAAGGCTAGAATTGATGCTAATGAAACCTTACTCACAATGTCAAAAGCATTAGGAACTACACCGGCTTATTTAAGCGGATTAGAAACAGGAAGTAAAAAAATATCTAAAAAATGGGTCGTTGCGATAACTCATTTTTTTAAAGAGAAAGGCATCGAGGTGAAAGAATTACAAAAATTAGCCGATGTTTCTAATGAAAATGTTCCGATAGATGGTTTATCTGAACATCACAAGATGCTAGTGGCTGGATTCGCTAATTCACGTTATACCGCTAAAGAACTAGCTCAAATTTCTGAATTATTAACTCGTATTAATCATGAAAAGGATAGTAAATGAGTTCATATCAATTACGAGGAAATAGGGTCCCACCTATGCAAGAAGTTGAAGTTATATCCACCGCCTTGAACTTTTGCCACGAATTCGGACTTACAAAAAAATCACGCAAGAAATGCGAGAAGGTTTTTCAGCAAATTGAGGAGAGAAGTAATTTTATTATCAATTTGTCTATAAAATCAGATGAAGAATGGAAGGAAACAACAGGGAATTTAACGCGAGGTCATTTTGATCCAAGTACTTTTACAATAACTATTCCTGAAAGTATTTATGAGTTAGCTTGTAGAGGTGATAGAACATCTTTATTCATTATATTTCATGAATTTGGTCATTTGTTTTTAGGTCATAGGGCGGTATTGCATAATGCAAAGGTTCCACCGACAAAGAATGAAGATGCTGAATGGCAAGCTGATACATTTGCAGAAATAGTTTTAGAACGATTAGGATTTTACACATCACCGCAATTAGAACTTGATTTTGGCGGAATGTAAAAAACCCAACTGAAATGGCTGGGTCTTTACTGGAAGTAATTAATATTGGCGTATTAATTACTATGTGCAGTTCTCCATCCGCTGTACACAATACCTACAACATAGAAGAAACGGTAGTCTATTCTAAAACAGATTGTGCGGTATTGTCCATAGATAAGTGATGGCAACTTATCAAATGGAGATTAGTCTTATGGCTACAACTATTTGTTCTAAATGTGGCTGTGTTTGCCCTATTATTTTCAGATGGACTCGTGAAGATCCAAAAACTGGAGCAATTATCAGAGCAAAACATCGACCAATGCCCATTCCATTATGTGGATGTAAATAAATAAGCACCCTTAGGGGTGCTTTTTTATTATAAAAACATTTATACATGAAATTAAATTAGGAAAAATAGGAAAAATAGGAATTTTTTTAATGAATACATTAAAAATCAATAAGTTAATAAAATTGACTGTTCCTATTTTTTCCTATTTTGTTCCTATTTTTTAGGAATTTTGTTCCTATTTTTTAGGAATTGAAGAGAAAAAAGAGAAGAAGAAAAAAGAGAAGAAGAAAAAAGAGAAGAAAAACAAAGGAAATAAAAAAGATAATGCTTGCAATTAGTATATTATTGTAATATACTAATCACGTTTTCGCAATAGGGCGGAAATAAGAAGAGCGGCTTTCACCGCTCAACTAAAATAGGAACTGGATTATGTTGGTTAAAGTATTAATCCTTATTATCCTGATGTTGGTAAGCGTGCCGGCTTACTAAGGATAACGTAAGACCTAGCGGGTGCCACCGCTAGGCAGTTCCTAATATACAACCACCGACTAACAAAATCAAGCAAGGAGAAAACCATGGCATACGCAAAAACAGAACATTCACGCAAATTAAGAATAAAAACAGCGAATGAATGGAATAAAAAACGCCTAGAGGCTGGTATTGTCAAACGTATCACAATGCAATTTGCCACCGAAGATGCAAACGAATTAGATGCTATTGCACAAGAACTAGGTCTATCAAGACCGCAAGCAATTAAAAAACTTTGTGAAATGTATAGAGAGAGCAACAAATAACAAAAAAACCGCACCCCAAAAGTGCGGTATTTTTTTAAAAAAGACTCGTATAAATCAGTATACTGAACGATTGAAGTAGGAAAATACTATGTTGATGAAAATTTTCCTTATCGTAGTTCTACTATTACTAAGTTTCCCGGCTTATTAATAGTTACGATAAACTGGGGAGTAACGGCTCCCCGGTACTTCAAAATAATAGGAGTTAAAGATGAAATTGTCAAGAACTGAAATTGTTGCTAAAAGTGATGAAAAAAAACGGCATGCAAGCGAAAAGCTATAAGCTACCCAAAACAGTAGTAAAAGAAATTGAAAACTTAAGCCAACAACTGGGCATACCACAAAACCAACTTATTATCCAAGCACTAGAATGTTTTAAACAAGCCAACAAATAGAAAAAAACCGCACCCCAAAAGTGCGGTGTTTTTTCAAGAAATACTTGTATTAATATTAGTTATCTAATATAATAAGGACATCTAGCAAGGGGCTAGAAACAAGAACGCCCCGACTTGTTCAGTTACGGGGCATTAAATGGAGCTAGGATATGCTAATCAAAATCATCATCCTAGTTGTCTTAATAAGCATAAGCCATAACGCTTACTAATTAAGATAACAAATGTTAGGGAGGGTGCATCCTCCCTAACAGCTCCAATCTTAAACAACCCACTTAAAAAAATCAAGGAGAAAAACATGGCAACCACAAACGCTGAACGAGTTGCAAAATCTGATGCAAAGCGAGGGATTAAACTTAAAGCCTTTAAACTCCCGCTAGAAGTGATAGAAGAGATAGAACAAATAAGCCAACAACTGGGCATACCACAAAACCAACTTATTATCCAAGCACTAGAATGTTTTAAACAAGCTAACAAATAGAAAAAAACCGCACCCAAAAAGTGCGGTATTTTTTCAAGAAATACTTGCTTTTATTATATAAGCCTATATAATATAAACCCATCTAGCAAGGGGCTAGAAACAAGAAACCCCGGCTTGGAGAAACCGGGGCAACTTAGGAAATAGAAGATGAATCCACGGTTAATCATCATTCTAATCATCCTATTAGTAATAAGCCAATCGGCTTATTAGGATGACGTAAGACCTAGCGGGTACCACCGCTAGGCAGTTCCTAAACTATACAACTTCAACTTTTAAAAATCAAGCAAAGACAGGAGAAAAACATGGCAACCACAAACGCTGAACGAGTTGCAAAATCTGATGCAAAGCGAGGGATTAAACTTAAAGCCTTTAAACTCCCGCTAGAAGTGATAGAAGAGATAGAACAAATAAGCCAACAAATAAAAAAGCCTGCATATCGCAGGCTATTCTTCATTAATATGCCTATTGGCATAATTCGTTAAAGAGCTGGACAAAATAGCGGTTACAACGAAAGTGCGAATTCTGTTTGCATTATACTTTCCCTTCAAACATCTCTATTGGCGTAATAACAGAGCCAATCTTTCCCATACTCCAAGCCGTCTTAGGCTGATGCGTCATAACCGACAATTTCCAACCATCAAAGCTACCGTAAGTTGCAATGACCTCATCAATAAAAGCATCATCAGCAATAGTCAAATTAGGTGCAATAATCCCAAAAGGATTAGTAGCAGGTTGATTAATATCACAAGATCCAAAACTCGAAAATTCATAGTACACAGAAGGAATAACAGGACCATATTGCCAACGCACAAAATGATCATCAATAAGACGCACATGATATTTTTTCAAATACCAAGATTGTGCAAAAAACATCAATTTTTGCAACTTCATAGGCGTAAGTGCAGGGACTTTCCCCTCTTGTGCTTTCTGAATAAACGCATTCGCCACTTGCATAGCAGAATAAGCCATAAACCCCTCAATATCCGACTAAAACAACTGCAATAATATAATAAAAAAGACTCATGGAAAATACTGTAAAGAGTAAAAAATACTCGCTTTTATTATATAAGCATATACAATATAAAACATCTAGCAAGGGCTAGAAACAAGAACGCCCCGACTTGTTCAGTTACGGGGCATTAAACGAAGTAAGAATGATGAAATTCCTAACAATCATCATAATCTTATTAGCGTTGTTGGTAGTGAGTTCTCCAGCTTACTAATTTAGACAATCCAAAGGGGGAAAGGTGAGATGTTCCCCCGATGGCTCCAATCTTAAACAACCCACTTAAAAAAATCAAGGAGAAAACCATGGCAAATTCAAACACAGAACATAGTAAAAAGCTCAGAGCACAAACCGCAAAAGAACGCAATCAACGCCTAAAAGCTGAAGGCAAAGTACGCCAAATTAGCATGCTCATCAATAGCGAACTGGCGGACCAATTCGATGTAATCGCCAAAGAACAAGGCAAAAGCCGTCCCGAAGTGCTTAAAATGCTCATTGAGCTATACCAACAAAAAAAACAGAACTAACCGCATCGCAGGGGCAAATGGCAAACCGCCAAGCCCCCGTATTGCACAACATCAAATTAATTTCATCAAAACCCTATTATATCTCCACTACAACATCAAAACCCCACAACAAGCCCGCAACGCCCTACGCAATGGCAAGCTCGGGCAAGACCTCGAACGCCTAAGAAATCAACATGGCGATATACTAGCAAATCTCAACATGGCAATCCCCTCCGATGTAACCCTTGAGAACTGGTACAACCAAGCCTAACGCCAATCAAAAAAAGTATCTTGGCAAATTTGCCAACCCAAGCCCACTTAAACGGCTAACATAGCCACGAACAGAAAACAGAAAAACAGAAAAGACAGGAAAAACCAACCAACAAGGAGGACTATGCAAGAGCCCGTAATACAAGTCAGCTGCTACATGCGAACCCGAGAAGTTTGTCAATTTCTCAACATAAGCCGCTCAACGCTCTATAAATATTGCCAACAGGGAATAATCCCCAAACCGCAAAAAATGGGCAACATTCCCATTTGGGATAGAGAAAACCTGATCGCATGGCAAAAACAGCAAATAAAAAAAGCCCCGGCGTAGTGCATAACCGGGGCAAACAAGGAGAAATACCAAGGAAATTATTATGAATCTTGTTTTATATTAAAGTAATTCATTCAATTTTACAAATAAATGAAAATATTTCATAATAAACCATGTTGATTAAGCAAAAGGATTAAACTAAGATGAATATGCACTTGAAAAAAACAAGTGCCGAGCCTCAGAACTCGAACGTTAGACAAACGGCGAATAGTAGCACGCCTTTAAACCGTGCTTTTTTTATTCGTACCCTACGCACATCTCAAATTAATCCCTTTGCTTATGGTGCAAAGTGTTTAATCTCAATGGTAGCGTATCATGGGAAAGGTTTCGCCCTTTGCTGTGTACCGTTTGACGCAGTTTCTGAGCTCATGATACGTTGCCGCCAATATCAAAGCCTCAGAACTTTGCGTGCGGTAACTCCTAAAAACACAAACGGAGTTACACTCATGATCTACAAATTCATTTTACTAGGCAAAAACCGCCTACACCTCAGTATTTTCGCCAACAACGAGCAACAAGCCCGCAACCGCGTAAACCTCAGTAATGCAATTTGCTACGCTCGAATTAACCCAAAACAATACCGCACTTTAAGCGGTAATGCATAAGGAGGCGTAAATGGAACACATCAAACGCACCCAAAAATGCGAACTTTTTAACGACCATTTCCAAAACTATAAACGCTACCATATCCCAAAAGCCCAGCTTGTCATTGCGGATATTCCCTATAACGTAGGCAATAACGCTTATGCAAGTAGTCCGGAATGGTACAAGGACGGCGATAATAAAAACGGCGAAAGCGACAAAGCCAACAAAGCCTTTTTTGACACAGATGAAAACTTTCGCATTGCGGAATTTATGCATTTCTGTTCAAAAATGCTTGTTAAAGAGCCAAAAGAGCGTAATCAAGCGCCTTGCATGATTGTGTTCTGTGCATTCCAACAAATCCAAATGGTCCTTGAATATGCGGAGAAGTATGGCTTTAAAAAGCATATCCCCTTGGTATTTATCAAGTCTTCAAGCCCACAAGTCTTAAAGGCAAACATGAAAGTTGTCGGTGCAACAGAATACGCCTTAATTCTTTACCGCGAGAAATTGCCGAAGTTTCGCAACAACGGAAAGATGATCAAAAACTGGATGGAATGGACAAGGGACGACCGCAAGAAATACCCAAAATTACACCCAACCCAAAAACCAATCGATGTATTAAAGCGTCTGATTGAGATTTTTACCGACGAGGGCGATGTTGTCATCGATCCTGTTGCGGGGAGTGGCTCAACGCTTAGAGCAGCAAGAGAACTGGGGCGTAATAGTTACGGTTTTGAAATTAAAAAAGACGTTTATCAAAACGCAAAAGAAAATATGTTAAAAGAGGGTGATTAATATGCGAAACCTATCAAACGAAATCACCACGCTTAAAGCTGCATATTCAAGCTATAAAGGAGATTTAGATGATGAGTAATACAAATTATCAAGCAAACCAAGAAAACGCATTTAAGCCCGATTTAGAGGGTATTAAGAACACATTAGAAACCTCAAGAGATTTAATTATTCAGTTAAAAGAGAAAAAGCCCGTAATGGCTTTTAATGACGAGGGGCAAGAGGTTCAGTTATCTCAAGAAAAAATACTAGACATAGTACTAACGCAATTATTCTGTTCTATTGACGATATTGACGAAATACAGAGTAAGCGATTGGAGATGATAGCAAAAACGATAGAAGAACCCTAAGGGACAACACCAAGATTACACCCAGTTTAGTGGAAATAACCCAACAAAAAAGCCCTCAACCAAATGGCAAGGGCACAAGTAAATTAACTTAACTCATAGGAAAGAAATAAATCATGGAGTTCTAAAAAGAACGTCATGGATTATAGCCTAAATGAGTTTGAAAAGGTACAGAAACATGACAAAAATCAAATTTTCAGTATTGCTAAAAAATCAAAGTGCGGTTAGTATTGGCGACACTACTACAAAGAACGGCTACCGCACCCGTAAGACTTGCGGAATTTTTTTACCTCAAATTCCTATGATCAATGGCTTGAGCCTACTAAGCTCAATCTGTTTATCTGAATTTGTGGCAAGGTTGATAAGCGGAAATAAGGCGAGCACTCGCACGAATAACGCTAGCCGTTTCTTTGCGGTAGTTGAAACCTTGCTACACCCTTTAGGGAACAGCAATTCACATTTACTAAACAAAGAGACAATCAAAATGCTATTCAAATTTATCCTATTCTTAGGCAAAAACCGCCTAAAAATCGCCATACGTGCAAAATCAATCCAACAAGCACGCCAACAGCTCAATCTCACCCAACATCAAGCCGTCTTTGTGGCTCGCATTAATACAAAAGGGGGGTTATATGTCTAAATCTTCTGTTGTACGTTTTGCCATGGAGGCACAGCTCAAAGAAACAATTTCAACCTTAAATGCCTACGTTGATTATCTCTTTGAAATCCAACATATCGGTGCAAGCTCCGACAGCCCCGAGTTTAATCATAAAAAAAGCGACCGCTATTTTATCGCCATGGATAACCTTTGTTATACCTTGGATATGCACCTTAAAAGCTGGCGTGAAATCGCCCAAAATGAACAGCTGGGACGCTATTCAACCTCAAGGGAAGAGATATGATAGTCAAGAAAAAGAACCTCAAAAACGCCCCAAATGTAAAGGATTTTAAAAAGCAAGCCATCAATACAACAGATATTGCTTTTATTATCGTAGGCGAGGACGCATGGAGCTACGCAGGTAAGAAAGGAAAATATATTCTTTCCCATTATGGCACGCTTAAAGACAAATTCGGGGTATTTCTTCCCGAAAAGCCAATTGTTTTAGGGCCGAAGCAAATCGAACAAATTTCAAGCCTACGCATTATCCCGGAAAACCATAAGAAAGTGCGTATAATGGAAGCGGGGGAATTTTCCCCCATAAAAAAAACCGCACTTTTGCTTAACCTGGCACAAAACAGCAAAGCAAATGACGTTGTTTTTGTGGATTTATTGGGCGAACCTTTAGAAGATGTGAGCGACTATCTTGAAAAGCTCAGAACGGACAGCGAAGACTTAGCCTTTGCTGAACAAGTCGTAGGATATGAACCCGACATCGAAACCCACAAAGAGCCTTATGTTGACGAACGAGAAGAAGGCAAGCTCAACGGCTTATTCTATGTTGTTCCCAAGGTAGATCGGGACACTGGTGCCGTCATCAATGAAAAGCTCAGTTGGATATGCAGTCCATTAACCCTTGTAGGCAACGGACGCAACGACATCGGCGATTATTACTATCTTTTCAAATGGAAACATTTCAGCCAAAAAGAAAGCCATATAGAAGCTGTAAGCCTTGCTGACTTTGGCACAGAAGCAGGATGGCGACAACTTAAGCGTAAAGGGCTACTGATGACGGCCAAAAATCTGACTAATCATCTTGTAGAGCATTTTCATGTGCTCAGCAGACAAGCTCCCTTCTGGAAAGTCACCGCATCAACAGGCTGGCAAGATAGTGCCTATTTATTGCCAAGTGGCGAAATTATCGGAGAGCCTAGTAAACCTATCTATTTTAATGGCGAAAGCGGATCCGCATCAGGCTACCGCACAAAAGGCACATTAAACGATTGGCAAAGAGAAATAGCACAAAACCTAAAAGGCAATCCATCCATGATGCTAGGCGTTGCCGTAGCACTTGCTGCACCTTTATTAGCAATTTTAGGACGTGACTCATTTGGCGTCCATTTATACGCCGAAAGCTCAAAAGGGAAAACCACTATTCTAAATATCGCTAATAGTCTTTATGGCGACCCGGACAAAATCAAATTAAGCTGGAGTGCAACCGCCGTAGGCGTAAAAAACGAAGCGGCAGCACGCAACGACGGCTTAATTACTTTGGACGAAATCGGACAAGCAAAAGATGCTAAAAATCTAGAAGCTATCGCCTACGACCTATTCAACGAAACAGGCAAACTACAAGGCAAAAAAGAGGGGGGAAACAAAGACATAAACCGCTGGAAAGTGACCGCACTTTCAACGGGCGAAAAAGACCTCGAAACCCAGCTCGCCTTGCAAGGCGTAAAAGTCCACGCAGGGCAATTAGTGCGGTTAATTAATATCCCTCTCGAAGAGGCAAAAAACCTACATTACTTTACCAACAACAAAAGCCACGCCGACCACTTAAACGAAAGCGTAAGAGAATATTACGGCACCGCAGGGCGAGAATGGATCGCCTTTTTGGCAAAAAATGCAGAGCTCGCAAAAGAAAGCTATAAAATCATCCGCAAAAAATGGGCAGATCTTGCCGACAACATGAGTGGCCAAGTGCAACGAGTGGCTACTGATCGTTTTGCCGTGCTAGAAACTGCATTACATCTTGCCAGCCATATTACCCAATGGAGCATCGAAGAAAATCAACAAGTCATATTAAAAAATTTCCTGAACTGGAAAGAGGAATATGGCGAAAACAGCCGAGAAGAAACGAAACTCATCGCTAATTTAATGGACTGGATAACCATGAATGAAGGTGCCTTTGTTGAATACCCAACAGATCAAAACGCCAAAACCCCAAATAAAATCTATGGCATCAAAATCCTAGAAGATGAATTTAGAGGAGAAGGCGGTTATTTTTACGTTATCCCACAAGCATTCAAGGAAGCAACGCAAGGCTATCCACGCAACATGGCACTAAAAATCCTCGCTAATGCAAAGATATTACAAAGCCCAACAACGCCGGAAAAAGGCTATGAATATCAATTCAAAGTCCCGAAAAAAATGCTGGGGCGACAAATCCGTGCTTACAAAATCACCCCAATTTTAGAAGAAACCCACTAAACAGGAGAAACAACATGATAGTAAATAACAAATGGATCCCCGAAGTCCCACGCCCAACACTTGAAGATGATGCCTTTGCTGCATTTATTAAAGCATGGATTGAAGAAGAATATCCCGACCACTGCGAAGATATACCCGCCGAAGAAACAGGCTTATATGAAACCCTATTAAGAAATTGGGCGGGATTCGATGATCTTATGGCAGAAGAATTTATCAAATTCCATGGCTGGAGCTATGCACAAGCAAAAGAATTTGAAGAAAAAAGCCTTTCTTTTGCTATCGACAAAAAAGAAAGCGAAATGATCCAACAATGGGTAGCCGAAAACGGATATACATTGCCTTTCCCCGTAGGGTCAAGAGTAAAAATAGACACATGGCGCGGTGCAGTTTATGGCGTAATCGCACAAAATCAAGATCAATATTTTAGCAAAAAAGGACAAGCAATAGTCCAAATTGACAGAGAGCACGCAATTGAAATAGAAGGCGGAGAAGTTTTAGATAAAAGATCTTTCCCGTGGGAAATGTTGGAGTTAGTGAAGAGTTGATTTATCAATTATCCAAATGAAAATAACCGAATTACTCAATTTAAAATGGGATTATCAAATAACAGAGCATCTTATTAATCTGTTATTTGATAAACAAAAGCGAAATGAAGTCTTTGCGCGATATTTATCTCAAAAACCTGATTTAAGTCAAGATTGTTTTCTGCAAGAGTTTCAAGAGAATTTTGCAGACAGAAAATCATTAAAACAGGATTTTACACCATCGGCTATTTGCCAATTAGTGAGCCGGTTAACGCCTGAAGTAGATAGTGTATTAGATGTTTGTGCCGGTACCGGGGCGTTAACAATAGCGAAGTGGAAGGTAAACCCTAATGCGACTTTCTATTGTCAAGAATATTCAAAAGAGGCAATTGCATTCTTGTTGTTTAATCTTTGTGTGCGTGGCATCACCGCAGAAGTTAAGCATTGTGATGTTTTAACTGGTGAAACTTTTGCAGAATATAGACTGACGAGAAACGGGCAATATAGCGATATTGAAAACACAAAATTAGATTGGCGAGGGTTAAAAGTGGATTGTGTGGTAAGTAATCCGCCTTATTCTGCAAAATGGAATCCCGTGAGTGATGAACGGTTTGAATATTTTGGCTTAGCACCTAAAAATGCAGCTGATTATGCCTTTGTTTTGCATGGGCTACATCATTTAAAAGAGGAGGGAACGGCACATTTTATTCTTCCTCACGGGGTGTTATTTCGTGGTAACTCAGAAGGAAAAATCAGACAAAAACTGATTGAGCAAGGTTATTTCTCGAGTGTGATAGGATTGCCCGATAATCTATTTATCAGTGCAAAAATTCCAACCGCTATTTTAACCTTTAAAAAGCAAAGCTCAGATATTTATGTTATCGATGCAGCAGATTTATTTGAGAAAGCGAAATCCAATAACATTATGCGACCTGAGCACGTCAATCAAGTGCTTACCGCTTATCAATTAAGGCACAATATTGATAAGCTCGCACATTTAGCCAATTACACAGAAATACAACAAAATGATTTCAATTTAAATATTCCGCGTTATGTGGATAAATCAGAGCCCGATCCTGAAATTGATTTACTGAAGGAGGCACAAGAGCTACTGGATTTAACCAATGATATTGAAAAAAGCGGTCAAGCCTTTGTTGCAATGTTGGCAGAACTTGAAATGACACATGGCAGTGCAGAGGATAAAGCCGAATTTGAGCAAGTAAAACAAATTTTAGCACAAGTTTTTGCACCAAGAACGAAAGAGAAGAAAGCCATACAACAGCTTATATCCAGTAAGCAAGGCTCGCTATTCATTACTGAGCAAGAAGTTGAACAATTCACCGGCTTTATCGAGCATGAACTTAAAATTATTTCTCAACTTGAAACCATTAAAAAATACTTTTTAAGTAAGATGTTTATATGAAAATAAAAATGCGATTTTTAACAGAAGTAGCAGAAATAGAACCTAGACCAAGCAAAGACAAAATTTATCCAATAGGGACAATTATTATTCAAATATCAGCAACGAGAGGAGAGGTCCTATATTTACGTAAAGAAAGCAAAATAGAAGATAGATATGCAGTAATTTCCCCAAAGGAACAAATTCAATCGTTTTATTTGTTCAGCATTATAGAAAAATATTTTCCGAAGTTTTTTTTACAGTATAAGCAAGGATTGAATTTTAAAGCGGAAGATTTAAAGCGTTTTAAATTGCCTGTTCATGAGGAACAAAAACAACGGAATATCATTGCTAAGATGATGATGTTATGCGGTTGTGAACCGAAAAAGTTTTATGAAAATATACCAACCATTTAAACATATCCCAGTCACCAAGAAAAAAGGCGGAGGTTATGATCTTCCGCCTTTACCAAGGCAAAAGGAAACTAGCCTTGATGTTGACTGCCTAAAATTACGGCTATATTGCCAACTTTAACTGCTGTTCTATATCCCTTCCCAGTTGCTCAAGCTCTGTTTTAGGCATCTTACTAATTAAATATTTGACCAATTCATCACGGTCTAATTGTGTAGGACGCAAAGAATGAGAAAAATTATATTGTGCTTTCCAAGTATGGCCACATTCAGGATTTTTACACACGCAATATAAATCATAAAGATCGGGATGCAAGCGATCTGTACGCTGAATAATCGCAGGTGATTTACATTCTCGACAATAGATTTTAAAAATTCGTGCCATGTTGTGAAAATCCCTTCTTCTTCGTCAAACAGGTGCTTATTTTAGCATAAAATCACTATTTTTGCAGTATTTGACGTTGTTTGAAACTAATCTGTAACGCCTTATTTCGTGCGATCTCAATATCGCCATTAATGGACGATGAAATTAAATCTTGCATCGGTAAAACTTCATCTTGGCGATAAGCCAAACGCATTTTTAACGGGTCGCCAAAACTCCCCGTTTGAGGTATAACGCCGGATAATCCGGGTGGATAACGATGTGCAGTTAATACATCTTGTGCGGATACGTTTTTGATTGTTCCAAACTCGTCTTTTTTACCCGTATCCCCAATAGGAATAACCTTTAATCCGTCCGGATGACCATCAGGCGAATTCACAAACATCGATTTAAAATTCCCCACGCCTTGCGAACCATTTAAGGATTTATTGATATTTTCTTCCATTTCCTCCGTGACATTAGGGTCAGTAGTATAGAGAATAAAGCCCAAATGCGAACCGTTAGCAAAATAGCGTCTTCTGAACGTTGTAGCATCAGAATTCAACAAAGCGGACTGAATACCGCCCATATAATCAGGCACACCATAAACCTGTTGCATAGGGTCGTAGAGCTTAATAAAAATAATATCTTGTGCCGGATAAGTAAGAATATCGGATTGTTCTGTATCCGTGAGCGATCTACGCACCAAATAGCGATAGTTTCCCTCTTTCGTTTTGCGTAAATACAGACTGGAGAGCGTAATTAATTTAACCACTTGCCCAAAGCCATTGCGTACTTTTAACAATCCCACATCACCAAACTGAATTAAATTCAAACAAGCCGCACGCATATCCATTTTAGACAATCCACCTTGGTCATAGTCAGCGGCTATCATATTCGCCCGACTGTGCAAAATGCCGCAATGTTGTGCATTTTGCGAAGGCAATCTCGCCAATGACCAACGTTTGATCGGCGGCTCGTAGCATTGATAAAAGTCATTAAAATAAATGCCTGTGTAATCTAACGCAGGTGGCATAGATAGCTCCCAATCTCCTTGCGGCTGAAAAGAGAACATTATCGGCTTATTGGTATTTTTTTGTTTTTTCATGTTTTTATTCCTAATTTATACGCCATACTGAGCGGCGTCTTGGTCTATCATCAATTAAGGATTTTTTATTAATTGCATGAGCAATCGCCCAGAAAACATCCGCATGCTGTAATTGTGAAGTGCGGTCTGCGGTAAAGGTAATTTTTGCACCGGATTGTGTGGAGGTCTGCTTGATCATCAAAAACGAGGCAGCAATATCTTTTTCCTCCTCGCTCCACTCAATCAAACCACGCTCAACAAGGTCATGAACTTTAAGTACAAGCCCGGATTTTGTTTCCAGGCTATATAAAATTGGTCTTGCCTCACGCCGTGCGAACTCTTGGATCATCTCAAAAACCCCTTGACCTACGCCATTTGCATCAATACCAATATAGCTAAAGTTGTATTGTTGATAGAGTTTCTTAATTTGCTCCGCTTGCCAACGGTACGACAAGCCGAACCATTGATAACGAGCCAAAACCCGAAACTTCTCGCCCTCATTAATTGGTGGTGCAACAATCACAAAAGACGCACCATCAGAACTATGTGCAGGATCATAACCGCCCCACACCTCACGATCGCCAAAAGGACGAGGCGTATCGGGCTGAAAATCCGCCCATTTATTAATATTGACCGCACATTTCAGCAGTTTGCTAATAGTGAAAATACTGTCTTCATCATCAATCCAATGACATTCAAAAAGCTGCTTAAATGCCAAGGCTGAATATTTTTGTTTTAATTGATCTAAGTCAAATAAAACTCCCGCACCCCCTTTTAACGCATCATGTATTGTTATCACATAACGCCAAGCACCATCAGGACAAACCACGCCCCCATTGCACATTTGTTCAAGGCTTGGAAAAACAATATCACGGCGTTTTTTATCCGACTCTTTCCACATATCCCCGGACCAAAATGCATAGCTTTCATGCAGTTTAGAAGAGGGTGTAGAGAAATAAGTTTCACGCCATTTTTTATGGGTCGCCATGGCAGAAGCAACCGTATAAAACTCTTTAAAATTACGCAACCATGCGAACTCATCGCCGTACACATGACCATGATAGCCTTGTGCCGTGCTTTTATTGGTAGATAAGAAATGCAATTCAGCACCGTTGCTTAAAATAATCGGATTGCCTTTTAGCTCGACATTAAAATATTGGCGAGCCATTTTAGTGATGTAAGTCTTGAAAATCTCCGCTTGTTTCTTGGATGCTGAGAGAAAAATTTGATTATCGCCTGTTTTAATCGCATCCTCTAATGCCTCAAAAGCAAAATAATAAGTCGCCCCAATCTGACGGCTTTTTAAAATCATCCGCACTTTATGCAGTGCTTTTTGTTCTCTTGCTCTTAACTGATAATCAAACAAACTGGACAAAAACGGCTCAAACATATCATCGGTAATATGTGATATGTCGTTTTTAACCGCTGCTTTTTTCTTGCTTTTTCGTCCCGGCGTTTCTTCAGCAAAAAGTGCGGTACTATTTTCTTTAGTTTTTTGTGCCTGTTTCGCCCGTTGATGCTTATATTGCAAATCTTTTTCTATTAGGCTTTCTAGTTCTTTGATCTCCTGATCTGTTTTCCCCTCACGCTCAATCAGGGCAACAATACGTAAGGCAATTAACTCTTCTATGCCTTGTTCATTGATCAAGTTACGCCAGTTGTATTTCTCCGCCCAGTAATACACTGGACGGGGCGAATTTAAGCCTAATTCTTTGACAATTTCTTGTGGACTGTATTTTTTCAAATACAAGTAACGAGCTTGATAAATGACCTCGTCGTCATATTTGCTTTTCCGCTTACGCAGCTTACTTATTGGCATTTTTATTCCTCTTTTGCACTATTTTGAGCCAGCTAAAAAAAGAAAAGAAAAGTGCCCATCGGTTATTTATCGGCTATTCGCCAATAACCACGCAATAACCCACTGCACTTTTACAAAAGCCTGTTAAAAACTTGCAAAATAAAAAAATGATAGAGGCTAAAAATGAAAACAGAACTTTTTACTAATTTTGTTTGTATTGCGACTGCTGGGGCAACTGTTGATGGTCGGCATATTGATGCGCAAGACCTCAAAGACATGGCAGAAAGCTACAATCCCGAAGTTTATACCGCTTTAATTTGGCTTGAGCACTATCGCAACTTTGGCAACTATGGAAGGGTGGTAGAGTTAAAAACCGAGGATGAAGAGGGCAAAACCAAGCTATACGCAAGACTTGCACCGAACGCACAATTATTAGAGCTAAATCAATCAGGGCAGAAGATTTTTACCAGCATTGAAATCACACCGAACTTTGCACAAACAGGAAAAGCATACTTAAGCGGATTAGCCATTACTGACAGCCCCGCATCAACAGGCACAAACGCCTTAATGTTTAATCGTATCGGCTCAAAAGATGTGATTATCAGTGATCATCTTGAGTTTAATATTAATTTTCCCCAAGAGGTGCACAACATGAATGAAATCACCGAACAAGAAAAAAAATCACTTTTTCAGCAAGTTTTTTAATTGGCTATTCAGTGGCGAACAGCCGGAAATTAAAGAAAACCAAGAAAATACCGCCAATACAGGCAACCCAACAGCAATAGAGATTGACAACATGGACAAACAAGAATTTTCAACTTTAATCGCTACTGCAGTAGCTGGTGCAGTAGCACAAGCCTTTTCAGAGCAAGCCGAACAGCAACAAGAAAAAGAGCAAGCAGCAGATAAACCAACGGAACAACCCGCGGAAACCGTTAGCAAACAAGAATTTAATGAGCTCAAAACCAAATACGATGTATTAGAAGCGAAATTTAATCAGTTATTACAGCCTGTTACCCAAACACCATCGGAATTAGGCAATGCGGACAATATGTTCAACCTTGAAAATTCAGGATTCTAGGAGGATACAATGAACAGAAAACAGATTTATAACGCATTTATCCAAGCTATCGCACAACATTATAACGTTCCTTTCGCAGAGGTGCGTTTAGGGGAAGAGTTTAGCTTAGAAGCCCCGAAAGCTGCCTTATTGGGCTCAAATATCCAGCAATCCAGCGATTTCTTAAAAGAAATCAATATGGTGCAAGTAACCGATCTCAAAGGCTTGAAATTATGGGGTGCAACCGAAAAAGGCATCACAGGTCGCAAACCAACCGAACGCCATATTGCAACCCTTAACCATACGCAAACAGGCTATGAGCTTGCACGCACGGATAGCGGTATTTTAGTACCCTGGGATATGTTCGACCAGTTCGCCCGTTTTGGCGACAAATTACCGGCACTTTATGCTGAGTTCTTTAACAAGCAAGTTGCCTTGGATATGTTGCAGGTGGGCTGGCATGGTAAGAGCGTAGCACCAACGACTTCACAAAGTGATTTATCTGATGTGAATAAAGGTTGGCTTGCACTTCTTAAAGAGCAAAAATCCGCCAATGTGTATACAGGTAACTCAAGCCATAAAATAAACCTTTACGGCACAGATGCAGAATTTGCCAACCTTGATGAATTAGCCCTTGATTTAAAACAAGGCTTAGATTTACGCCATCAAAACCGCACGGATTTAGTTTTCTTGGTGGGTGCAGATTTAGTCAATGTGGAAAGCAAATACATTAGCAAAGCATCAAAATTGACTGCGACAGAACGTGCGGCATTAGGTTCACATAACCTTGTGAATACTTTTGCAGGTATGCGAGCCATTATACCGCCGAACTTCCCGGCGAAAGGTGCGGCAGTAACCACATTAAACAATCTCAGTATCTATACGCAATCATCAAGTGTACGCCGTCGTTTTGAAAGCAATCAAGACAAGATGGGGATTATCACAAGCTACTACCGCAATGAAGGTTATGTAGTGGAAGATACCGGCTTGATGACGGCTATCGAGGCTGAAAATGTAGTTATCGGGAAACCGGATAAACCCATGGCACAGGCAAGCGATTAGGCTTTAATAAAGAACCGTAGGGCAGAAAATGGGATTAAGAGAGCAACAAGCAAGAATGCAAGAGCTGGCTAAATTAGAGCAAGCTCAACTTAACGCACAGGCTAACGCAAGTGCAGAAATGCCAAGTGTAACGCAAAGTGCGGTATTAATTGCATTAAATCAGGACGTTGAAAAAATCCGTCAATTTTCTGCTTTTGCGGACAGAAACGAATACAAACGCACCCAATTTTTACCTAAATGGATGCCTTTTGTAGAGCAGCATTTTAATGATGGGAGAGCAGATCAAAATGATGTTATTGGCTATTGCCTTGTGTATTTGCTTGATATTGGTCATTTTGAGCAAGCATTCAATTTGGCAGAAAAAGCTATTACCAATGGTCAAAGATTGCCGGAACGCTTTAAAAGCACAATTCCAACGTTTATGGCGAAACATATGCTTGATTGGACTATTCATACAACAGCAATGGGAAGTCCTGTTGAGCCGTATTTTTCGCAAACATTCGAAAAAGTAGCGACGACGTGGCAATTAAACGAGGTTTTAGTTTCCGCATGGTTTAAACAAGCGGCTATCCAGTTGCTGAAAAATGCAACTGGGAAAGCTCATGCGGCGAGCGTATCCGATCCTATGCGTCTAATAAGCGCTATAAAGCTATTAAAGAAAAGCCTATACCTAAATCCTAAATCCGGTGTAAATAGCCTTATTAGCCGTTGTTTTATGCGTTTAAACGCATTAATAATTGGATTAAATGACGAAGGCATTAATGTCAGCGATTTAATAGACCCCGCACAACAGGCGGCGTTAGCAGAAAATAATCCTGAGATTGACATCAAAGCGGTTATTGCCTTGCTAAATCGTCCGCCCTGTTCTTTTGATGAGGTGGTAAAAGAAATGCGAGGTAAACATGCTTAACGGCAGAGAAAATCCAATTGCTGACAAACAAATCGAAAATACAGGCTTCTTTGGTGCGATAAATATCGGTGATTTTCAAAAGCAAAGAGCGATCCCCTTGCAAATTCCTCTTGAGCTTATTGAAAGCGTTTTAGTGTATGCCATACAGTCGGTTGAGTTTGATCTCAACATCGTCAGCCAACGTTACCAAAAGCAAGGTATTAAAAGCGTTGATGATATTCAAAGTCCGACCATCAACGGCAAAAATTTTGAAAAAATCTTATTTGAAAAAGCCGTATTCGCAAGAGCCAAGCAAGAATTGTTACCCGAATTTGCGACCCTCTCCGCAAGAGAGATACATGAGCAACGAGACATTGTCACGGAGCAAAAGCAACTACAAGCGGAGGCGGTGCAGGCAATCCGCCAATTAAAAGGCAAAGGCAGAGGCACGGTAGATCTAATATGAGATTAAAGTATCAGGATTTAACCGATCATTTAGTGGCAAAACTACCGCCACGCTATCAAGCTAACTTCTATTCTTGGATGGATGATGGCGAAATGATAGACGAGGGGAAAATCGTTACCGACAAAGGCGAAATCTTATTCTACCTCGAATATAGTGCTGAATTGTTTTTCCATGAATTGCCTTTTAAACAAATTAACCCGTTGCAAATTATGGCAGCCATTAACTTATGGCTTGCAGAAAACGATTTAGAACGATATATGCAAGATGAGTATAAAACGCCTTTTGACTTAACTTTGCTAGACGATGAATTAGCGGATCTGAGCTTTACACTTAAATTCAGAGAGCCGATTTATCTCAATCAGATGACAGAAACCGAAAAGGATTTAGATACAGAAACAGAAATCTGGACGGCTGAAACAGTACAAGAAATTGACGTTTTAGCGGAAATAGAAAAATAAAAAAGCCGAGTAGCGACTCGGCTTAGTGTTCCCCTGTCACAATAAGGAGATTTAGAAAGTGTAGTTAAGTATATAACAAAACATCATTTAAAGCTAGAGGGAAAAATGAGTAAAGAAGATGCAGGCATTATAGGCAAACTACAAGCAATCGCATTAGTAATATTATCCTTTGGACTTTGCATTTTAAGTATTTGCTATGGCTTAAGTTTTATCAGACAGTGCTGTAAAACCACGTCCTTTAGGGCGTGGATATAA